CTGAAGCTGACGCTTATGATTCCGCTAAGCTGGTTGCTGCTTTCTATGATGCAGCTGCTGCTCTGGATGAGAAGGGTGTCTCCAGCGATGGTCGTGTTGCCGTCCTGAACCCCCGTCAGTACTACGAACTGATCCAAGCTGTCGGTTCGAACGGTCTTGTGAACCGTGATGTCCAAGGTACCGCGCTGCAAGGCGGTCAGGGTATCGTGGAAATCGCTGGTATCAAGATCTACAAGTCCATGAACATCCCCTTCCTGGGTAACTACGGTACCAAGTACGGCGGCACCACTGGTGTCACCTCTCCTGGTAACACCGGTTCCTTCGTGGGTGAAGCTCTGGAAGATGCTTCGACTGCTCAGACTGGCATCAACAACGATTACGGTACTGCTGCTGAAGTGGGTTCGACCTCCTGCGGTCTGATCTTCCAGAAGGAAGCAGCCGGTATGGTTGAAGCAATTGGTCCTCAGGTCCAAGTGACCAGCGGCGACGTGTCCGTCATCTACCAAGGTGATGTGATGCTGGGTCGTCTGGCTTGCGGTTGCGATTATCTGAATCCTGCTGCTGCTGTGGAACTGCACGTTACCAGCACTGCTCCTTCCGCTTTCTGATTTTTATATGTTTTACGGGAGCCTCTTCGGGGGCTCCTTTTTTTTAGTTACTTATTGAGAATAAGAATCAATGGCATTTCCTACCACTAATGCAACGCAGGAGCTACCTGCTGTAAATCAAATTTTGCAATCTTGTGGGCAAGCCCCTGTTACTACCCTAGATCAAACCAACCCGGACGTTGCGATTGCCTATCAGACTTTGCTTGAAGTCTCTAGGGAAGTACAGGCTGAGGGATGGTCATTCAATAAGGAGTATCATTATGAAATGACTCCTGACACCAACAACGAAATCCTGATTCCTAATAACGTTCTGCAGATTGATCTAACGAAAAATGCTGCAAACATGGATAAAGATGTTATCCGTCGTAGCGGTAAGCTGTACGACAAAGCTAACCACACCTATAAATTTACTGACAAAGTAGAGTGTGACATTATCTGGCTATTTGACTGGGTTGATGTTCCTACACCTATTGCTGATTTTATTACCGCCAGAGCCGCCGCTGTGGTTTCCAGCCGCATTGTTGGTGATGGTAACCAATACGCTATCCTTCAACAAAAAGAAGCCTTTACAAGGGCAATGGCGTTAGAGTATGAGTGTAATCAAGGTGACTATACATACTTCGGTCACTCAGGTAACACTGACAAATATACTAGTTACAAACCGTACACCGCACTTTATCGATAAATGGCTGCAGTTACTCAACGGATCAATAGCTACCTTGGTGGCGTATCAAAACAATCAGATGACAAGATGTTGCCAGGTCAAGTCCGTGAGTGCTACAACGGATTTCCTGATGCAACGTATGGTCTAACTAAACGCCCAGGTTTTAAACATATCGTTAACCTGGGGACTGGTACCACTTATGATGATGGTAAGTGGTTCTACATCAAACGTGATGACGATGAAGAATACGTAGGTGTTATCAAAGGTTCCAACATCAATATCTGGAACGCTATTACTGGTAACGTTTGTACTGTTACGTATGGTACTGGCGCTCAGGCTTATCTGAGTGGACCAAAAACTAACTACAAAATTATCACCGTACAGGATACTTCTATTATTATTAATAGTGGTGTCACTGTCGGTACACAAACTGCACCTACTTTTAACCCTCACCGTGTAGCGTCTGTAGAGGTTCAGTATGTTACTTCTTCTACTACCTACACAGTTGAGATTACAATTAATTCAGTTACTCAAACTGCTACGTACACGACACCCAGCTCCGCTGACGTTACTACGATTCTAACCGATTTAGAAGCAGATATTAACGCCATGACTGGCGACCACGCTCAACTGACGGTAACCAGACTTAGTAACTCTTTGGAGATTGTCAGCACCCTTGAAATGGATGTCCATGCCGAAGGTGGTTTGGATAACAAAGGTATGACCGTTGTTGAGGATGAAGTAGCTAGTGTTGGTGGTCTCCCTATTAAGTCAGTGCATGGGCGTACAATTAAAATTGTAAATACAGACTCTGACGCCGATACATACTGGGCTCAATTTGTAGCCCATGATGGTGTGTCTGGTGAAGGTTATTGGGAAGAAACCAGAGATCCTGGTGTCTCCCCTGGTCTTGACAACACGACCCTTCCTCACGAACTTATCAACACTGCTGTAGATACGTTTATTTTCCAGAAAATTACCTACGAAGATCGGCTGGTTGGTGATGATGAGACTAACCCCCATCCTAGCTTTGAGGGGGAAACAATCACTGCCGGTTTCTTCCATAACAATAGGCTCGGTTTCCTGTCTAAGGACAACGTAATCATGAGTCAGTCTGGGGACTTCTACAACTTTTATTATAAGTCTGCTCAAACCGCTATTGAGTCTGACCCTATTGATCTTAGTTGTTCGTCTACCAAACCTACCGCACTACACGCTGCACTGCCTACAGCTCAGGGTGTGATCCTGTTCTCCGAAAACCAACAGTTTGTTCTGTTTGCTGATGCTGGTGTGCTTACACCTTCGCTGGCAACAATCCGTGCACTATCTAACTATGAGATGGACCGGAACATCGAACCAGTGGATGTAGGAACCAACCTTAACTTTATCACTAAGACACCTGGCTACTCTCGTGTCTTTAGCATGGTTACCAGGGGTCAACAGGAGAACCCCCAGGTGCTAGACCTGTCACGAGTTGTCAAGGAATGGATTTCACCTAATATTGATCAGCTGATTTCTAGTCCCCAAAACTCCATGATTGCCATGGCTGGTCAGTCGTTGAATGAGATCTTCCTATTCCGCTATTACAACGACGGTAAGGAAAACCTGATGGAATCTTGGGTTAGCTGGCTGATGCCAGGTACCGTCCAGTTTATGGAGACTAACTCTGATGACATGTACGCTGTTACCAAACAAGGCAATCAGTTTGTACTGACTAAAGCTGCTCTTAGCCAAAGCCCTGAACAGGCTATTATTGTTAACAACCAAGGTCAAAAGGTTAACCCCTGTATTGACCTGTATGCAACTGCTTCAAGTGTTGTCTATGATTCAGCCACCAAGGTTTCTAAGTGTTATCTTCCTTACAATGATGTGTCTGAGTTGACACCTATTATCGTTATTAAAGGTAATACCAGTTCGGGTTCTTTTGTTGAATCTGGTTTTACTATTACACCCGAACGGGGTAGTGATGGTACTGGTCCGTATTTCATCGTACCGAATAAAGATCTAACTAGCGTTGCTAGTGATGTTATCGTAGGTTTTAAGTACAACTTTGACGTTGAACTGCCTAGGACTTACTTCCGTCCTGATCCTCGTGTTACTGATTTTACAGCTAACCTTACAATTGCACGTATGAAATTTGCAGTTGGTTTGTCTGGTATGATGAGCTTTAAACTGCAGCAAACTGGTAGACTTCCGTATGAATTGGAGTTTACTGGTGATGGTTCTACTACTACCTTTACGTTCAACAAACGTGATCTAGATTATGTAGATAGGTCTGATGTGTTGGTTTCAGTTAACGGTGTAAATGAAACTGGTTTCAGTTTTACTAACGACACTACGATTGTATTCTCATCTGCACCTGCTGCTAATGCAGTAATTAAGTTCTACATTAAAGACTGGTTTAGTGTTCAACCTGTAATCGAAGCTAATACTTATTTAGCTAATGACGTACCTCTTGATAACGAAACCGTCTTTACTATTCCCATCCATCAACGTACAGAAAACTTTAGATTAAAAATGTTTAATAATTCACCGTTTCCTGTTGCAGTTAATGCAATGATGTGGGAAGGTAACTACACACCTCGTTTCTATAGGAGGGTCTGAGTATGGCTGGTTTTTTTGAAGATTTTATTACAGGTGGTGCTGCATCTCGTAATGAAGCTGCCCGAGCAGCCGTAGAAAATCAACGTAAAAACATTAGAGCAAACTATGAGTTTGAATGGGGTGACCCTAACTCTGATGAACTAGGTGGTGAAGCTTTACGGAAATATGATTACGCTGTTGAAGGT